AACGGTTCGGGTAGCACTAGCACAACAACTTTCATATCTAATAATGCACCAGAGGTTCTTTTATACGGAACTTTGGCAGAAACTTTTTCTTACTTGAAAAATGCACAGGATATGCAAATATACGAACAGAAGTTCCAAGGTGCTCTAAGTGAATTCGCTCAAGAGCAAATGGGACGTAAACGTAGAGACGAGTATGTAGACGGTGTCTTACGACTCCCTCTAAGATCAGTAGACCCAGGAGGTAAATAAACATGGCAATAAATCAAGCAGTCTGTGCTTCCTTCAAACAGGAGTTATTGGCAGGGGATCATGATATTGATAACGATACAATCAATCTTGCTCTCTACACAAGCTCTGCAAGTTTAGACGGAAACACAACAGCCTACTCAGCAACAAACGAAGTAGGCGCATCAGGAACATATGCAGCGGGTGGTGCAACTTTAACAGGCGCAACTATCGGCTTAACAGCAACAAGTCCAACAGCTTCAACAGCATTCGTTGACTTTGCAAACGCAAGCTTCACTTCAGCAACTATTTCTGCTCAAGCAGCTTTAATTTACAATAGATCATCAGCGAACGTAAACGCAGCTATTTGTGTTCTTGATTTCGGAAGTGTAAAAACATCAACAAACGGTACATTCACAATTGCATTCCCAACCAATGATGCTTCAAGTGCTATATTAAGATTATCTTAATCTAGAGGAGCATTACCATGGCAGATGCTTGGGGTGAAAATAATTGGGGCGAAGGCGCATGGGGCCAACAAAGCTCGATCACAGTATCTGTTACTGGTTTATCAACATCATTCACAGCAGGTACTCCATCAGTCGAAGCTGAAGTAAATACAGGTTGGGGCAGATCAACCTGGGGTTCCTTTGGCTGGAATAATAACATAACACAAGAGGTAGATGTCACAGGAGTGACGATGTCTACCACTCTTGGCACTACAACTCAAGAAGTTGGAACAGGTGTTATAGTTAATGTTACAGGTTTAGAAATAACAGGTGCTTTAGGCACTACATCACAAATTGGTGACTCTCTTTTAACTCTTGATAGTTTATCTGTTGGTGTTGCTCTATCTGGAGTAACCGTATCTGGTGAAGGTAGCGTTGGTGTTGTTGCACCTTCCGATCAATTAGACTTTGCAATCGGAACACCTTTTGTATTCAGTTTTACAGAGGTTAATCCAACATCAGTCACTGCCACTACGACTTTAGGAACAGCTACTATAGAGGCAGACGCTCTTGTAGAACCTACAGGGGTTTCGATGACAAGTGCCTTAGGTACTCCAACTATTGAGGTTGGAACAGGTGTAATTGTCAACGTTTCAACAGTAGCATTAAGTTTTGCTACAGGAGATGAATCAGTCACTGGAGGAGCTGTGGTAAATGTGACAGGAATTGACTTATCAATCGTTGCAGGCAATCCATTTGCTACACCTTGGGCGAATGTGGTAACAGGAGCAAGTAACACATGGACAGAGGTAGATGCAGCATAAAAAGTGTTGCTTGAATAACAAAAAAGGATATATTTTAGAGAGGTTTAAACATGGCAAGTACATACTCAAGTAATTTTAAATTAGAAAAAATGGTTACTGGCGCTAACGCCAATACCTGGGGTACTAATACCAACAACAATTTAGACGTATTAGATGCTTTTGGAGCTGGTTATTTATCTAAATCTGTAGCGGGTTCTTCCAATATCACACTAACCACAGCGAACGCAGATCCAGCCGCTGAATCTTCTAACAAAACAATAGAATTAACAGGCGCTCTTACAGGAGATATCGTTGTATTTATTCCTGCTACTGAGAGCCAATATACATTTTTCAATAACACAACAGGTTCTCAAACTTTAACTATCGCAGCAACAGGGCACACAGCCAATGGTGTTGTAATTACTCAAGGTGCGAAGACAACTGTCTATTGTGATGGTGCATCCAACTACAATGTGGAAATTTCTTCAAGCACAGATTTAGGTTCTCAAACTGGAACACTTCCACAAGTTTCTGGTGCTAATCTAACTAACTTAAATGCATCGAATGTAGCATCAGGCACACTCAATAACGCAAGATTATCTGGAGTAGTTTTAGCTGATGGTTCAGTGGATATTACAGGTGATCAGGCATTCACTGCTAACGTCAACTTAGGTGATAATGATTTTATTAATTTTGGAGCAGGAACTGATATGCTCATCGGACACGATGGCACTAATTCTATCATCAAAGAACAGGGTGGTGGAAATTTACTTATTCAAAATAATGCAAATTTTGAAGTAAGAAACCAAGATGCAAGTGAAATAAAGATAAAAGCGATAACCGATGGTCAAGTAGAGCTTTATCATAACAACGTAAAAATGATAGAAACAACATCCAACGGTGTTCAAATTTCAAACGGTGGTCTTGGCGTAGGCACTGATGCAGGTACAACTGATGGTCAAATCAGAGCGACTGATGATATCACTGCTTTCTATTCTTCAGACGTAGCACTCAAAGAAAATATTCACAACATTGAATCTCCAATGGATAAAGTACAACAATTAAACGGTGTTCTTTTTGATTGGAAAGAAGACTACATCAAAAACAATGGTGGAGAAGATGGTTATTTTGTTCGTAAAACAGACGTGGGTGTTATCGCTCAAGATGTTGAAAAAGTTTTACCAGAGGTCGTAGGCACAAGACCTAACGGAGTTAAAGCCGTGAAATACGATCGTCTATGTGCTCTTTTAATCGAATGTGTAAAGGACTTACAAACTCAGGTTAACGATCTCAAGAAAGGAAATTAATTATGCCAACACCTTCTGGTCAAATTGGTCTTTCTGATGTCAACGCAGAATTAGGGAACTCTCCTTCCGCTCAAATCAATATGAACAACGCAGACGTTAGAGGTCTAGCAGGCGTTCCCACTGGTGAAATATCCATGGCTGATCTTCAAGGCAAATCATCAGTTATCGCTTCTTCTTATGTTGTTGTAGCAGGAGGTGGCGGTGGAGGTAATGATGACGGTGGTGGTGGTGGAGCAGGTGGTATGCTCACAGGCACTCAAGATTTAGATTTTGGTACAACCTATAATATTACTATTGGTGGTGGCGGTTCGGGTTCTCCTACCAGTGGTGGTAATAAAGGTAGCGCAGGTAGTGGATCTACTTTTTCTTCTTTCGCATCAGCTACAGGTGGTGGTGGAGCAGGAGGCTCTATGAATACTCAAGCCAACGCAGATCCTGGAGGTTCTGGCGGTGGAGCAAGAGCAAGCACCAGTGCGGGAAATGGAACACCTGGTCAAGGAAATCCTGGTTCTCCGTCTAACGGAGATGGTGGTGGTGGAGGTGGAAAATCTAACGCTGGCACTATTTCTAACGGAGGTAATGGAGCGGCAAGCCCAATAACAGGAACTTCTTATGCTGGTGGAGGTGGCGGTGGAAACCGTGCTAACCCTGCTGGATTAGGAGGCACTGGAGGTGGCGGGGATGGAATTGGTCCAAGTTATAATGGAAACGCAGGCGCAACCAACACTGGTGGAGGTGGTGGTGGCAGAAATGGTACAGGACCTAATAGAGCAGCAACTCCAGGCGGAAGTGGTGTAGTTGAAATTTCATTACCTACTGCTAGCCTTTCAAGCACAACAGGTAGCCCAACGCAGAATACAAGTGGAGATCAGACAATTTTGAAATACACTGGCGGGGGAAGTTTTACAACTAATTCATAACCATGGCACATTTCGCACAATTAGATGAAAATAATATTGTTCTTAGAGTTGAGGTTGTTGCAAATGAGGCAATGACAGACTCTGAGGGTGTAGAGCAAGAAAGTTTAGGCGTTGCTTTATTAAAACAAATTCACGGAGCAGATACTGTTTGGAAACAAACTTCCATTAATACCTACGAGGGTGGAAGAGATGACGATGGAACTCCTCTTCGTTATAATTATGCTGCAATAGGCTATACTTATAACTCAGAGTATGATGGTTTTATTCCTCCCAAACATACGGAAAGTTGGGTTTTAGATACAGAAAAATTAGTTTATGTGGCTCCCATTACAAAGCCAGAACCAACATATACTCATTATTGGAGATGGAACGAAGAACTATATCAATCAGATACAAACGATCCTAAAACATTAGGTTGGCAAAGATATAGTAGGGCAACTCACGAGTTAGATCCCGCTTAATAAATACCTAAGCTTATTACAATTCTGGGAGAAAGAGGAGTGGCTGAGTGTTCCACATTTTTTGGAATCACCAATAAATCTCCATGTTCAAGAGTAATAGAATCAAACTTACCTAACTCTGGTGTGTAAATATTGTAAACAACTTTACCAAACGCTCCTATCAACAATACATCTTCTTGATCGATATGATTACAAGTCAATCCCTTTTTAATCATCGATGCGTAAAGATGAATATCAACTTCTTTGTTATGTAAATTAAAACAATTATTTAATTCTTTAATAATTTTTTTTCCTAAAGATGTTTTTTCAAAACATTCTATTTTTAATTTACCTTGTGTTTTGATGCGTGCAGATGTTTCTAACTTATCGGATAAAAAAGCAAAAGTATTAAAATCTAAATAATTTTCAAAACTACAAAACTTAGGAAAGTATTGTACTTTATCGAATAGATAAGAGGTTCCTAAAAAATTTTCATTTATTTTAATCAATTAAATTTCTTCTTTAAAATCTGTAAAATGACCATCAGCATTGACGTAGTGTAAAAAAATTTGATGATGATAACTTGGATTAGGTTGAATAAAAGTTGTTCTCCAATGATCTATTTCCATGCCTTTATAAATAACAGCATCTCCTTTTGGGATAATAATAGGTGTTTCGCCCATGTAAATAGGCCATTCATAGCTTTTATCTATATAGTCATAATTTACGGTAAGAGTGCAGCTTATCTCACATGAGGGTCTATCACGATGTCTTTTTAAATCTGCTCCAAAAAAATAAAATCGAGAATAAGCATAAGTGGGCTGTAAGTTAAGACAAGTTTCATATTCTATTCTTTCTTTTAAATGATAAAGAATAGCTCTCATAAGGTGATCATCTTTAGAATGAAGGGAATAGGACTCAGGTATTTGAGAATCACCAGTTAAATTGTTTTCAATAGATTTATGTTTCATCCAACCAGTAAATAAGTTGCGTGTGTCTTCGCTCATAGCATTTTTAATATGTTTATATTTTACTTTATTCATTTATTTCCAAGGCCATCCTCTTGACCAGTTGACCATACTATACCTAACGCCTTTTGTAACAGGTTGCACAGTGTGATAAATAAAAGAAGGAAAAACAAGTACAGATCCTTTTTTCTTAAAATTTTCTAGTTTTAAAGTATTAGGGCTACCATCGTTATTATCTCTAAAATCGAAAAGAAAATCTCCTCCCTCATATGAGTTTTCATCAGATAAATTAATAACAAGAGAAAGTTTTCTTACTTTTCTAAATAAATCATATCCTAATTCTGTGTTTTCATCAGGCTTTAAAAAATTATCTCGATGCCAAGAATAATGATTACTTTCTCCATATTTTGATAATTGCACATGTTCAAAGGCATCTATATCAAAGTTCCACTTAGCATTTTTGTTTGCTTTAAAAATAAAATCTTTTGCAACCGACATAATATTTTTATCATCTGTAAAAGTAACAAAGGATTTTCTAATCTTTTCATCTGGTTTTTCGTTTGTTTGACCTACTCCTCCTTCATGTAGATCTTGACTATCAATATGTTTGATAACTTGATCGCACCATTCATCACTCAATACTTTCTCCCAAAGCCAATAGCTATATTCAGTTAACATTCTTTTCTTCTCCCAATTTTATATAAATAATACAATCTGTCAAATTGTTATCTGTTAGCACAGAATCATTTAGCTTCACATACATTTTATAGGGAGTTTCATTTTTTAGTTCTGCGGTATTTTGTATAGAAACGAAATATTGTTTCCACGATCTATTTTTTTGTCTACAAAAAACCTCTATGTTACCTTGAGTCAAGTAAGCAGAAGATTTTTTATCTAACCTAATACTTTTAAATTTACCATAATGAACAAAAACATTAGGAAAATTAGACTTTATATAATTAAGTTGAGCTAAAGGATTGGTTTCGTTCATTCTTGAATAATGACAATATTTTAGTATATTCTTAGAACAAGAGAAATAAAAGTGTTAAAAAAATCTTTAGAAGTTCCATATATTGTTAATAATTTTGATGGTCATAGTTCTATTAAACAGAACTTACTAAGTTTAATTAATGATTCAAAATCAGAATCTTTAATTGCAAAAGATGATTACTATCGAGATAATATATCTCGATTAGATTGGAACACAAAAGAAGACTGGAATAGAAAATGGGTGAAAAAGTTTTTACCTTTATTGCACAAAAATATTGAAAAAATGATAAACCAAATAGGTTTTGAAAGTCACACCATATTATTTTTATGGTTTCAACAATATTTAAGTAACGGAACTCACGGTTGGCATACTCATGGAGATAATTATACTGGAGTATATTATTTAGAATTACCAGAAGGAACTCCTACAACTGAATACTGTTATCCCATGAATACAGATAGAGTTGATAATTTTGATGTAAAAGAAGGCGATATAATATTGTTTCCCTCTTTTGTTATTCATCGAGCACCTAAAAACTTATCGGATAAGAGAAAAACAATAATATCGTTTAACATTAATTTGGAAAGAGCACTGAGAGGATACAAAAATGATTAAGCCAGAAGAACTAAAAGACAAAAACTTTAAAATATTTTTTTTTTTTTTTATGTATGGTGGTATGGTTTCAGAAGCAACAGTTCATGGACTATTAGAATTACAGCAATGGAGCATGGCAAAAAAAGTTGGATTAAGATTTCAGTCAATGGGTAATGAAAGTCTCATTACTAGAGCTCGTAATACTATTGTCTCCATGATGATGGATCAAACAGATTACGTAGCCACACACTTGCTTTTTATTGATGCTGATATTGGTTTTCAGTGGCAAAATATTGAAAGACTTTTATGTGCTGATAAAGATGTTGTTTGTGGTATTTATCCTCGAAAACATTTGTATTTAGAAAAAGTAAAAAAAATATTAGAAGAAAACCCTAATGCAGAGCCAGATGAGATAGAAGCTAAAGCATTAGGATATAATGTTAACTTTGATGATCCTTTAAACCTTAGAGGAGAAAATGGATTTTTTAAAGTTAATGAAGCAGCTACAGGTATGATGCTCGTCAAAAGAGAAGTGTTTCGCACGATGATGAAAAAGTTTCCAGAGCGTAAATATGATTCTGATCAAATTGTAAATGGTGGATATTATAAATCTGATAATTGTTATGATTTATTTGCAGTTGGACCTTATCAAACTAAAAATCAAAAAAGATATTTGTCGGAAGATTATTATTTTTCAAGATTATGGACTGAGGAATGTGGTGGAGAAATTTGGGCTGATTTAGCGATGCCCTTAACACATTTCGGTAACAGAGCATTTAAAGGTCATGTAGGAACCTTAGTAGCCCCTAAAAAATGATCGAATTAGAACTACCACATAAAAGCCACATGGGAGGATGGTTTATAGACGAAAAAATTTGTGATGATATCGTACAATCTTATCTAGAGAATAGTTCAAAAGCCGACAGAGGAAATATTTATAAAAGTGAGGGACTTGTTGTTGATTTAAATGAAAAAGATAGTTTTGATATGTGTTTTCATTCAGACACTTATTTTTATCCTTATTCTGAATATTTAATGCAACTTTATGAAGTATTAAAACTATATTTAAAAAAATATCCTTACGTTGATCACTTAGATAAATTTGGAATAAAAGAAAAAATTAATATTCAAAAATATCCTCCGGGAGGAGGATATAAAAAATGGCATTTTGAAGAGGGTGGTTCTATGAACAGATGTCTTGTATTTATGACCTATTTAAATGATGTTACGGATGAAGGAGGCACAGAATTTTTTTATCAAGGATTAAAATTGAAACCTCAAAAAGGACTAACAGTTATTTGGCCTGCTTATTGGACTCATACTCATCGAGGAGTGGTAAGTAAAACACAAGAAAAATATATTGTGACTGGCTGGTACGGACACATATAAAGTGAATTTAGAAATTGTAGAATTTAGTGGCATTAGCCTCATCTCAGCTTTTATTATTAGGGACTATTTATCAAAAGACGAACTAGAAAAAATAACTAAAGTTATAAGAGAAAAAACAGAGAAAGACGCTATGAATAAAAAAACTAATGTTCAAGCAATTATGACAGATTGGGATGAGTTAAAGAACCCTGATTTATGTGGAAATGTCTTAGAAAAGATAGCTTTGACTCTTGATGCTATTATTAAATTAAGAGGTAGAAACACGAAAGACACTCACAAATACAATTTTTTAAACGTATGGGGAATGAGGCATCAACTAGGAGATTATACCTACGAACACAACCATTTAACAACTAATTGGTCAGGAGCCTTTTATGCTAGTGTACCTGAACCTAAACCCATAATGAGATTTGTTGAATTTAATAGTCAAATAGAACTTGAATCTAATATGCTTGTTTTATTTCCAGGTATGATCCTTCACGAAGTTTTAAAAAATATGTCTCAAGAAGACAGACTGTCTATGGCATTTAATATTAATCTAGAAAAACACTCAAAAATGTAATATTTTGGTGCAATGCCATTAGTTAATTTTAGACCCGCAGCGGGTATTAATAAAGAAGTAACCGATTACACAGGCGAAGGCAAGTGGACAGACGGTGATAATGTACGCTTCTTTCAAGGATTGCCACAAAAGATCAAAGGATGGGAGAAGTTCATATCTACCACTTTGGTGGGTGTTGCTCGTGATCAGCACGCTTGGGTGGCTTTAGATGGCACTAGATACGACGCTATTGGAACTGATAGAAAATTATATGTTTTAGAAGAGGGCTTAGCCTATGATATTACTCCTCTTAGAGAAACACAGGCTCTAACTAATCCTTTTACCACCAACGCTACTACATCCGTAGTTGTTGCAGACACTGATCATGGAGCTACCAAAGGAGACTTTGTAACTTTTAATTCTTTTTCAGCTATTGATGGTCTTGATATGAATCAAGAATTTGAAATTACATCTGTAGTAAACACTTCAGCTTATGTGGTAACTCATACTAGCACAGCTTCTGGTTCCACATCTGGTGGAGGTGGGTCAGGTAACGCAGAGTATCAGATATCAATAGGTCCTGAACTCTCCACATCAGCTTTTGGTTGGGGTACAGATGGTTGGGGTAATGGAGCGTGGGGAAGTCCTTCGACTGTTTCCAATGTTACTTTAGAAGCTCGACAATGGTCCTTAGATAATTTTGGTGAAGATTTAATTGCAACAGTTTTAAATGGTGGAGCTTTTCAATGGGATACATCATCTGGTGTAGCAACAAGAGCAACTGCAATATCAGGAGCTCCTACTGCATCAAGATTAAGTTTAGTCTCTACACCTGATCGACATTTAGTTTTTATGGGAACAGAAAATACGATTGGTACAACAACTTCTCAAGATGATTTATTAATTAGATTTTCTGATCAAGAAAATATTACTACATACCAACCGACAGCAGAAAACACTGCTGGTTCGCTGCGCATTGCCGACGGATCACGGATCGTGGCCGCTGAACGCTCCAGAGGTCAGATACTTGTTTGGACAGACACGTCATTACACTCTATGCAATTCATTGGTCCTCCTTTTACTTTTGGTCTACGTCAGTTAGGTCAAAACTGTGGAATTATAGGTAGTCATGCGGGGTTAGATTTAAATGGTGTAGCCTATTGGATGTCTCAAGATTCTTTCTTCTTGTTTGATGGTACAGTCAAAAAATTACCATGCACAGTAGAACAGTTTGTTTTTGATAATATTAATGTTACAGGAGCAGAAAACGCTTTTGCAGGTCATAATGGTGAATTTAATGAAATCATGTGGTTTTATCCAAGAACAGGTTCTGATCAAATAAATGCAATCGTTGCTTATAATTATTTAGAGCAAACTTGGTGGACAGGAACTCTGTCTCGAACAACTTGGATTGACCGTGAAGTGTATGACAATCCTATTGGAACTGAGTATCTATCAACCACAACAGCGAACAATGAAACTATTTTAGGTTTAACAGACGGAGCCACACAAACATTTTTACATGAAACAGGAAACGATGCAGACGGTGAAGCGATGACTGCGTTTGTTAAATCTGGATCAGTTGAAATAGGTGAAGGTAATGATATACTTTTTGTTCAAAAATTAATTCCTGATATTCAAAATCAATCAGGAACTTTGAATATGAAATTAGAATTTAAATATTATCCTAATACAAGCACTAGCACTATTAAGACTGCTACATTTACTGATACAACTGATTTTGTCAGTCTAAGAGGGAGAGGTAGAGAATTCACTGTAAATGTTGTTTCCAACACAACAGGGACAGCTTGGAGACTAGGCACACAACGTTTTGATGTTCAACCTGACGGTAGAAGATAATTGAATTATTTTTTCAAAACAAAAGTAGAAAACCACTTTCAAATAAAAGAAAAACTACTAGATCAAATTGATTTAATACCTAATAATCCTTTTATAAATCAGAATCAAAATATTATTCATACTGATTGGAATCTTCCTCCACAAATGCACAGAGAGTATTCTAGTTTATTTCTTGATACAGTTAGAGGACACATAGAGAAAATGACTAAATCTCTAGACTGTTTAAGATTTGAAATTGGTTCATACTGGTTTCAACAGTATCTTACCTCTGGGTTTCATACTTGGCATACACATAAGGGGTGTCATTTTACAAATATTTATTTTATTGAATGTCCTAAAGGATCTGAAACAAAGTTTAAAAATATGGATGTGGAGATTGAAGAGGGTGATATAGTTAGTTTTCCTAGTTTTATTCCTCATAGTTCTCCTCAAATAAAGAATTCAAAAGAAAGAAAAACTATTATTTCTTTTAATACAGACTTCTATATATTAGATGACTAATGGCTAAATTAACTTTACAACGATTTCCAGATCCTAGACCTGAGTATGACGCTCAACAGTCTGCTGAGTTAATAAGACAGTTGGAGGAAATGATTCAACAACTTAATACTCAGTATACTCAAGACACACAAGAGGAGTCCACAAGAAGAACGTGGTTTTTTAATTAATGGCAGACGTATTTAGAAGATTTACACAAAAGGCAGCTAACACCGATGTTATCACTATCTTTACAGTGCCAACTGCAAACGTAGCAGCGACACCCCCAACACCTGTTTCTACATTCATTGTTAAGACAATTGTTCTTCATAATGATGCTGGCTCAGGCACCGTCAACGCCAAGTTAACTCATAACAATGGAACAACGGATATTGAGATTAATAATATTGATGTTGCTCATGGTTCTACACAACAGCTTAACGGACCCTTTGTTTATGAGGCGGGAGACTCATTGAAGATCGAAGCATCGACCACGGATCTCTGTTCAGACATCTCTGTTTTAGAAGTTAAACAACAACAATAGTGTATATTTTAGCAAACGTACCAAAAGATATTTTAATTAAATTAGATGAAGAAATAAATAAAACATCATTAAAAAAACATAATCATCATTTAACAGGAAACATAAAAAAAGAACTTCTTATTCCTAATGCAAAAAAATATTTAATAAATTTTCTAGGATTAGTCATTGAGAAACATAAAGAAAAGTTTGAAACCTATGAAAATCTTATTGAGATGTGTGATAGAGACGATCTTTCATTTGAACTTACTAGTTTGTGGGTAAATTTTCAAAAAAAACATGAGTTTAATCCGATTCATAGTCATGGAGGAGTATATAGTTTTGTTATATGGCACAAAATACCTTACCTAATAGAGGATGAAATCAAACAGTTTCCTGATATGGAAGAAAGCGAGGTAAGGGCAGGTCAATTTGCGTTTGTATTTCCAAAAGAAACAGGAGTAATTGGAACAGATGATTTACCCGTAGATAAAACTTGGGAGGGCAGAATAGCTTTATTTCCGTCAAAACTTAGTCATCTAGTTTATCCTTTTTATAGTTCTGATGAAGAGAGAATTACTATATCAGGAAACTTAGTTCTAAAAGTATAAAGTGTTGATTTATTAGGTTTTCGTCTATAAAACTATAGTATGGCGAAAATTGTAGATGAACCCGTTATCTTGAGATATGACTTAATCGACGGGAAGAAAGTCCCAGTTTATAGTGCTAAAGTAGAAACTACAATTACGAACACTAGAACGGGCACCGAGTACAACTCACATGAGGAGTGTCAGGCTGATATTGACAATCCTGAAACTGAAACAACTGAAGCAGATATCAGAAGAGATGTTCACGTAACAGCTCCTAATGTATTTGCTGGAGCACATACACTACCGGAGTAAAGAT